ATCATACTGGATTGCGTTTATCGTTACCGATAACTCTTCCATGTTCCCTCGACCTTGGCGGATGTCCTGCTCATTGGTTTCCCAGTAGGAGATCATATCGCGGTAGGCTTTGGCTTTCCGTAATTCATATCGGTAGTCGGCGGCGATGTCTTGGCAGACCTTGCCGGGCATAATCGTTATGCAAGAAAGGATGTCGCAAACAGAATGGTCGCCACCAGCCAGTTCTTTCAGACCAGCGTTCTCTAGCTCTGCAATGACCATAAACTCGTCGGCCCTACCCGCTCGGCTATGGACAGCCTTTATCGCATCAAAAATGATTTTATGGGCTTCTAGGAGGAAATACGAGGCATCCCAGCTTTGCTTGGTGAGGATGTCTGGGTCTTGCATCATCAACGACAAGGCGGCTTGTTCGGACGATGATCGAACAGGAACATCTTTCATTGGGGTTACGACTTTGAAGTTATAGGTTGGTTTCTTTTCGGGTTTCATGTGTTAGATGGTTGTTGGTTTCCAGATTTCTTCTTCTTGCTTGGTTTGTTTGGATCGAGCCTTGTCTATTTCACTCGACCAGTTGTTGAGGAGGGTGATCATATTTGTGCGGCAGTAGTATCCTTCCTTCCCGCGATTGGCGTAGAATCCCTCAAGTAGATTCCATTCCTCCTCGGTGGTGTCCAACCAGTTCGCCGCCGATTTGATTTCGTTGCTCGCCCATTTGGTAGAATCGCGGCGACCAAGTAGGCGGTTTGCGCGGATCTGGAATGCGGCGAGGTTTTCTGGGATTGCTTTAGGTCGTGAAGCCATTGCTGAACGAGCGGCAATCGGTTTTTTAATTAGTGAACTGTTTTTGAACAAGTCATCGGTTGTGGAAGACGAGGCAATTGCCGAGTTTTCCCTACCAGTAATTTGTATTTGTTTACTAGTATTAGGTATTTTATTACCAGTAATAGGTATTTGTATGCGGGTTTCCCACACTCTGGTTTCTCCACCCTGTGGGAAACCCGTAGGGTGGTTTTCATCTAATTCGGCAATCTGGAATTCACCCTTAGTTGCGTTCTGAGCAAACTTCACTCCGATATACCAACCAAGAACTCTTCCATTTTCTCCTATTCTTTGGACATCCTCAATTAATCCAAGTTCCAATAAATTTGCTTTGGCTTTTGAAAATCTTTCGCGTCCCCACTTCAATCCATCCATTGCATATTCGGAAGTAGCTTTTGGCATACTATTCTTTTGCCACTTTCGAGTATAACAATAAAAAGTGTAAAGAGCGATGCAGTCGCCAGCGTTATCCATTTTTAGCATTCGATCAATTGAAGGTTTGGTTATACCAATCAAATGATCCTCGATTGAGCCAGAGCTAGTCGTTTCGCAACGCTCATATTGCTCTATTTTATATTTCATTTTAAGAAGGCCGCCCCTCTCCCCGTAGAAAGACCGATAGAATGTCGGGTGAAGAATAACGGAGAGAGGAGGCGATATATTTATTGTTCTGATTTAATCTTTCTTTTGCGTCTGTTCTTCACGCAGACGATGTGATCTCTCACACATTGACCACCATATCAGATGGTATAATTCTGTCAAGCGTTATCGTTACCGATAATCCAAATCAATCTCTTCACGCTCGCACTTCACCCACTCCTCGATTTGGTCTACGAGGTTTGTCCAAGTTAGATCAGACATATGATCATCAGAGCAATCTATGGCATGGAGTTTGTGATGGAGTTCTAGGTCTTCGTTTTTCTCTAATGCAAGTTCAGACCAAAGGACTCGTTTGCCAGTATATGTCGCGGCTATCGCAGTAGAGTTTGGCCGGACTCCCATGATTAGGTATCCTCCATCTCCGTTAAAGACCTCGTAGTTAGAAAATATTCCTTGTCCCATCGCTTCGGCGAGAGACATATTTGTTATCAGAACGGACTTTCTGGCAAACTCAAGAAACTTGAATGCCGTCATGTCCAAATCAATGTTGCTGTTGTGGTTATCCATAGTCTCTAATACTACAAAAAAAAGATTGACCTGTCAATATGTTTGTCTATACTCCATCGATATGCACCAGTTAGAAGTCGCATACAATAGCTACCTATCAGCTATAGAGCATAGCAGAAACATCAAGCATAACGCTAGAAAGATGTTTGGCGCACACTTGCGCGATGCTCGCCTGCGTCTTGGATTTTCTGTTCGTGAACTAGGTGACAAGATCGGAGTGACTGGTAGCCTTATCAATCAAATCGAAACATCAGCAAAATCGGTTCTCAAGAAAGAACAGATCGGTAAAATTATTGTCTTATGCTCAGACGCAAAACTCCACTTAAAGCCAAAAGCGGATTCAAGAAAAGAGGAGGGAAGCTCAATCCCATTTCAGCCAGACTCAAAAAGCGAAGCATTGAATACAGTAGGGTAAGGAGAGAGTATCTTGAAGAAAAAAACGGCAGATGTGAAGTATGTGATAGGGAAGCAACGGACATTCACCATAAAAGCGGCAGAGGCCGTAACACCTGCGAGAAGCGCACTTTCTTGGCTGTATGCCGCCCCTGCCACCAAAGAATCCACGACAACCCAGCGTGGGCAAAAGAAAAAGGCTACCTAGTTTACCAATTCAAATAATATGTTCAAATCACTTATCGTGTGCGAAGGCACATTCATTGACGAAAACCAATACAAGATTCGCTTCCGCCAAGACTATGTGGACTGCTGGATCAAGAAGACCGACCTAGAGAAGATCGAGATGTTGGGAATTACTTTCGAGGGAGACAAGGCTTGCAGGATTACAGTCACCGAAGACCTAGCGAACTTGATGGAATTGCAAGGTGTGCTAGAGTAAACTTTTCATAGTGGAGGCTGCTACCTCCTCTTTCTAAACTAACCGAATCATCGTCTTACAATATGCGTTTGGGCATTGAAATGGCGGTGGATAGTTTAGCCCTCCCCGTCATCGTCCGACATATAGTAATCGTCATCGGACATTTCTTCGACTTTAGTTTCCTTCCTAGCCCAGAATCGATCAGTTGGGACAGGTTTATCGTTACCGATAAAAGTAAGTCCATTGCGGCGAGACATCTCTAGTGCGTAGAGGAACGAGTCAGCTAAGTCTGGAGAGAATCCAGTTCTCGCCTTGTAATCGTCTTTTGTTTCGACGGAAATCTTCTTGTTCTTTGTGCGATACCTACGGAGACAGAGTTCACGGCCTAGTTCTCCAGATGCTTCGACTCCATAGATCACACGGGCCTTAAACCCGTGGAAACTCTGATACCAGTATTCGGAGATAAGACGATCATAGACTTCTGTGCAAGGCCGCTTATCGACATCGGCTGCGATACGATCAGTCGGGCGACCCATAGAGGAGATAAGAGCGATAGAAGAACCATCCTTATCATGCCGTAACCACTCGCGCATGATAGCCTGCCCGATTCGACCACCATCACCGCTGACATCCATACCAAACTTGCTAGGCTTCACATCATGCTTGAGGCAAAGCTCAACTACCTTCGCGGCGACTTGGACATCAAACTCGGTAGCTTGACCAGCGGCGATCTGGATCACTTCTTGGTTTACCAAATACATAACTTTCTGAGAAGTTCCACGGACATAGCCTAGCTTGCAGATAGTCAGAACGCACCTATCACCACCAGCCGTGAAAGCAGTATCGAAGCCAGCAATCTTGATGAGGTCATTGTGATCCCAGATAGGTTCAGAGTAGGTATCTGCATTCCGAATGACATCGGCGGTTAGGATTGTTTGGGCAAAGCCAGACTTAGGCCACCAGCCAATAGCGTTACGAACATAGTCAACAGAGTTCTCATCTCCATAGGACATCTTCAAAATGTCAGCCTGCTTCTTACGATCCATCAAGAACGGGAATGGAGAAGGCTCATTGGCAGGAGCTTGGAAGTTAGGAGACTTCATGCCATTGTAGAACAAGCATACGCCTGTTTCGGTTTCCCACTTCTCCATATCAGCACTCACCGCATCGAAGTTAGTGTTACCTTTAGGCATAGCCCAGCGTGTGTGGGGATTGTCTCCAGCGGACGGGTTTCCGATACCAATGAAAACTTTATCATCGTTAGAGGAAAGGTTCTGCCTGATGTTAATCGCGCCCATCTCCATTTCTGGCAACTCGTCCAAAGCTACGCGAATCCTATCGTTCTTACGACCACGGGTAGTATCAATA